ACCAAATGTTTTAAGTCTAGCACCTGCAGGTCTAACCTTAGATACATTTATCTTAGGTACTCTACCTGTGTATAGGTAAGCTATCAAATCTCTATAGGCTCTTGCCCATCCATCTTTAGAATCAGTAACAGAGACAACACTATCTATGTAATCAAACTCTACATCAGGTACAGTAGGTAGCTTGTCAGCATACTGTCTCTCAACAGAGAAGCCTACACCTGTACCATTCATAAGAATATATAACACCTCATCAAATGCTCTTGGACTATCAATAGGAATATAAGAACAGTTATAACCTGATACATGTTCTCTATCTAATGCTTTACCTGCAGTCATAAGAGCTCTCATGCTTGGCATAACCTCAAGAGATAAAATAGATTCTTCTATTTCATTCCACTCTTTATCTGTAACTCCTCTTTCATAGTTAGTATCTATATGATCCTTAAAGAAAGACACAAGTCTTCCTACTGTTTCACTCCATGTTTCTCTTCTACCTTCTTCTTCTATCCAACGTGAGTACCTAGACATGTGAATGAATGATTGGTATTCAGTAGGTAAATAATTACTTCCCATTAATGATGCCATCTATTTTTCCTTTCCATATTTCTTTTCTAATATTAACTCTGCATAGTGTATTACTTTTCTAATATCTTCTATACCATTTTTTGTTTTATGTCGAGTTATATACTTTACCACATTACCCTCTAGGAAGTCAAGCTTATTTTTAACAATATAATCTACAGGTTGTATAGCACAGTCTTTATAATGACTACCACCTATTTGTTTCTCACTAGCTTTACCATACTCATATTCATGTGTACCTTTAATTAAGTTCTCTTCTTGGTTACGTCTATACATATATTGTTCATGACTCTCTCTTGACATACCTCTATCTTCATGATTTATCCAAGACTCTTCTGATTCTTTGTCTGACATATTTTATTTCCTTTGAATTAATTACTTTAATTGCGAAACTTCTTGTATACTCTGCATCCATACCTGCATTCTCACAGACGTACTCAAAGTTATCACACGTTACACCAACACTACAGAAGAACCAAGCACGTGCATGTTGTCTCTCAACACTTGTACGTGATGATTCTACTATAGTCTTTTCTTTTGTTGCATCTAACAATGCTTGAAAGATAACAGATAAGAAGAGAACTCTTTCAGGACATGTAAAAGTCTCTTCTTCTATCTCTGTTAATATCTCAATGTATTCTTCACTCATTAGTCTTCTGCTATTTCATCTCTAAATATATCTATTAACATAGACGCAGCTTCGTCTGCTTCAGCAGCTAACTTTATTTGTTTAATAAATTCATCAACTACTTGTCCATGTTCTCCTATGCCACTAGGATGTTCTAAGTATATACGTGCATTAGTGATAGCCTTATCTCTTTGAGATTGAAACTCAGTTAATGCTGTGTCATACATTGCTTTTTTAATTCCCATTTGTTTCCTCCTTTCTTTTTTTATGATATAATTTTACACTTTCACTAATTTTTTTCTTTACTTCAGGCGATCTTTTTTTACCTGACATAGGATTTTTATGCCCTAGATTTCTTTCTCTACAACCTTGACTAAATTCAGATGTATAACTCTCAACAGGTCTATAAAATTTACCACCTACATATGAATTATAAAATGCAGGTTCATCTGTACCTTCTATCACAGCAGTAAGTACATCCCATTTCATTTGATAGTGTGCTTCATAGTAACGTAAACTTCTTTTGTTTATATACTCTGCTATAACTTCAAATCTAAAATGTTTCTTACCTATTTTTTTTATATCTTCTTTTAAATATTTAGAAGAACCCATATAAGTTTGCCACTTAGATTCTTTCTTAGCTTTACCTATATAGTATTGCTTACAGCCTACATATCCTTTACCATTTTGTGTATTAATTATAAGATAAACAAATCCAAACTTCTTTAAGTTAGGTACGAAAGGTTCATCAGTTTCAAACTGAAGCCAATGACTTACCAATCTGTTACCTCCTCCACGTTAGGAGCTTTCTTAACTTGCGTAAGATACCTGTATCCATTTGCATACTGGAATACACGTAACCCTTTACCTTCATTCGTATCACTCCAACAAGTACGCTTATGTTCACAATAGAAGCAACCAAAAGCGAGCTTACGATTGCCACTAGCACCATCAGCGACATCATCATAACACCTATCAGGTGGGTTATCTTGATCCATAGCTCCTTTAAGATAGTCAATCCTTTCTTTAGCATTTATCATTTCCAATGAATGAACAGGAGTCAAACATATACTTCCATTCTGTTTATCTATAGCTAGAAAAGCAGCTTCATCTACACCATTGCCTTCAGCATAAGCAGAAATCTGTGCTATGTATCCAAAGGGATCGTCTTTGTATAGAGTATTCTTAGAAAACTTTTCAAAGCTTCTACCTGATGCACTCTTACAATCAACTAACACTCCATCTATTACACAGTCTTGATGTCCTTTTATTCCATTAACATGTACTGTTTTTTGTAGGTCAGTTACTGTATGTCCTGCAAGTCTTGAGAAAAGAATCAATAGGTCTTCTAACATATGACCATATAAAAACTTAACTCTTGTACTAGGCTCTAAAGGTTTAGGTTTTTCTTTAGAGTTTTTACCATACCATAATTGTCTAGCAGGTTTACCTATAGCAGATAGTCTTAGGTTACGTCTATCTGTAGGCACTTCATTTAAAAAATTCTTTAATGTTTCTTTGAGACTCTCTGTAAAAGAATCTAAATGAGCATCAACTTCTTTCTCATTTAACTCTACGTCTACGAGAGGGTCAAACAAATCGTATATATCTTTTACTAAAGTATCAATAGATTTCATAATAAATAATGGGGAGATATTCATGGAGGTCTACCTCCCCATCCTTTCATGGTTGGTTAAGAAGCGAAGGATAATTCCTCATCTGAATCTTCAGTTACAAATCCATCAGGGACAACTTCAAAAGCTTCGTCTGCATCAGCATCTACGTTATAAGGTATCAAGTTAGTTACCTGCACAGCACGTAGGTCTGCAGAAACTCCACCACGACCTTTGAACTCCCACTCGTATGTACTATAAAGTACATTTACTTCTGAACCATTACCAATCAAAGTACTAGCAATGTTTCTTTTCGCAGCATCAACCACTTCAGGTTGCTTGTTCATGTTACCATCTTTACGTCTAACTTTTCTTTTAACAGTAACAAAGCTACCACGATCATCACCTTTATTCTTTACGTCTAGTCCATCAGCTTTAGCTATGTTGATATTCTTCTCATCAAGATTAGCTACATCAATAGACCATACTCCATCTGAATCAAATGTAGTATTTGGGCTAACGATTGAAGCCCAGTATGCGTTTCCTTTTAGTACACTCATTTGTGTTTTCCTTTCGTTGTTATTAATAAATGAATTATGACATACCTCTAAATTAATGTCAAGAGTTTTTTTCATAATAAATGTTTTATTTAAGTTAAGTATTAAACTCATCTCGATTCTTGAGATAAGGTCTTGTTTTCCTTGATGTTTTCTACCCCATGTTTTGTACTCAGCATCCCTATAACTTTCTACTCTAGTGTTTTTATCTACAACTTTGTCAGTTAATTCTACTAACTCTTTTGCTTCACACACTACATAGTCATGCTGTCTTTCAAATACAAAGTAATCACAGTCACCATACAGCCAACCTTTATTACCCATTGTATTTAAAAACTCAACGACAATCCATGAGTCATCAAAAACTCTTTGTTTGTTTCCAGTTCTTCTAGCCTTTACATCTACACTAATTGTTTGTCCTTTGTAAGTTAGATATAAATCTATATGTTTATTTATATTTTCTTCGTCACTAGCTATCTCAACTGCATAACCATGTGACTTAGCTGATTGTATAAATTCATTCTCTACTTTTATACCTCGCTTAATATAATCAGCATGGTCTTTTCTTCCTTTAAACTCCTGTACTTCCATCTAATTCTCCTTTTAAATATTGTAATGCTTTATTAATACTTTTAATATTATCTCCTAATTGTCCTAATGATGTGTTACATTTATCACACAACCATCCTCTAATTTTACCTGTATCATGGTCATGGTCTAATCTCCAAGGAGTTTTTCTTGACCTTTCTTTCAATCTTTTATAAGATTCTCTATATACAGCAATCGTTTTTGATTGTATTTGTTCTTTATTTCTTTCGCAAATAGGACATACATAACTATCATGAGGAGGACTAACACAGGCATGTCTTTCTTTTTGTTTTTTGTGTTCTTTATTAGAACAACTAGAGCATATAGTAGATAATATTCCACGTTCTTTAGTTAATATAGTTTTTATACTATAAAATTTTAAAGGAAGATTTTTTAAACATTTCGTACAAGTTTGAGTATCTTCCCCTTCTTCTATGATAACTTCTTCTTCTATATCAAATAAAGTAAGTTGTTCTAATGTGTCTCTGCCCATGTCTTACCTACCTTCCATTCACTATCAAGAGGACACTTCATTTGTAGCTGTCTCTCTGTATCTTTCATAGCATCTTTAGTTATCTGTCCAAACTTTTTCACATCTGTGTTTAGAACTTCAAACTGATACTCATCATGGATACTAGCTACAAGTTTAGCATCAACACCTGTTCTGTTAATACGTTTAATAATATTAATAAGCCATAGCTTACATACTATTGCACCTGCTCCTTGTAATAAAGTATTCAATGCACTATGTGGGCTACGTATATAGAGTAACCTACCATCAATACCTTTAATCTTTCCTCTAGCTGATGCCTTTACTACAGCATCACGTACTCTTTTTAATGCTGGCATACTAGATAAGAACTTATTAATTAGTTGTTGTCCTTCTTTAGCACCTGCTCCTACTATCTGACCTATTTTAGATGCACCTGCTCCATACATGAAGGCATATATAAATGTCTTTGCCTGGTCTCTGTCAGTTAATCCTGCCATCTTCATGTTGTGTGTATGTATATCACCTGTCAATAGTATGTCTGTAAACGTAGCATCATTCATTAAGTGAGCCAAACATCTTAACTCTAATCCACTTGCATCAGTTCCTACTATGGAATGAGTGTAAGGATTATCTACTGTCCAACAATCTCTACACTCTTTTCCATATGGAGAACGAACTGCAGGTATCTGTGCCATGTTAGGAGAGTTGTGAGACATACGACCTGTGATAGTTTTAAGAGTCATTACTCTACCATGTACTCTACCATCCTTGTCATCACATGCTTCTATCCATGACTTAATCTGTGCTATACGTTTCTGTAGAAGAAAGAACCTTGAGAACTTTCTTGCTTCAGGTAAATTTATTGTATCTAATACAGCTTCATTAATAATTATGTTACCTTTTTCTGTATGTTGTTTTGGTTTCCAACCTAAATTCATTAGCCTATCTGCTATCTGTTGTCGTGAACCTATATTAAATGGTAT